TTTTTTTAAATGACACGGCGACCACAGATATCTACACTCTTTCCCTACACGACGCTCTTCCGATCTATTATCGGCAAGATATACCTGGCGGTGCGTTGTGTCTGCATAGCCGATATTTCCGCTTGCATCTTCATAGATATATCCGAAGCCAGACTGAGCGATTTGAGCAACCAATGAGTAAAGATTTGTGTTAGAAGCTGAGCGAGAAATCATTTCGTATTTACCAGGGCGGTCTATTTCACCGAGTCCGATATTTACGGCATTAGTCCAAGTCTCTGTCGGATCATAAGTCGCCCAAGTCTGAGAGGCTGAAACCTCGTTCCATTGACCGAGAAGATAATTCTGTAAAAGGCTATAAATCTGGTCGCCTTCATAATCGCTGGACAACACGCCTTCATCGATAATTTTAGGCAGTTTAGATAATGCTCCGAGAGCGGTAATCGTGGCTTTAGTTGTATAGCCAATATGACCGGAAGCTGCTACCGAAATCACCATATCGGATAAATAACCGCCGAAGATAGGAATATAGGTTCCAGCGCTATTTTTAATCTCGATAGATAATTGTGCGCCTACTGAATAGTTATAAACGCTATTACTGAGATTAATCAGCTCCACATGGCAATATCCGGCTACTGGCTGAGCGAACATATCCGTACGCCCAGAAGTAATCGAAAGGTTCGCTAAAGTGGCAGAAGTAAGTTCATCGCCGTTTAGGCTGACCTTCCATTCCGGAGTCCAGACTGTCATTAAATAAAGGCTCCAGCTCCGAGAGTGCCGCGACCAGCTGAACGGTTGATTATGTCAATAATGGATCGCGCAGTTCCTTCGGCATCGATAGCGCCATTAACGGTTATGTTGTAAACGGGTGCAGAACCGCCCATAGCCCCATTAGGCACGATATAGCCGCTCTGTGAGGGCGTAAAAAGCTCTGCGCCCTTCTCTCCTACTAGATAGGTCGTTCCAGCCGTTACCGCGCCTCCTGAAGCCCTTCCGCCCCCGAATAAGCCCGATACTGCGCCAGCGATACCCTTGACTAAGGAGTTATTGGCTACGAATGAGACGAATGACTTGATTAGGTTAAAGGCGCGGGTCACTACATCAATAATCGCAGCGAAATAATCAATTACGGTGCTGAGCACTGAGCCTATGATCTCGAAGGCTACTTTAAGAGTTGTACCAATTACCGGAGCGAGATACTTTGCCACGAATGCAGTGACCTCTTTAACGAGTTCGAAGAATTTGGCGAACTTCTCGGAATTGTCTCCTAGAGCATCGCGAACCTTATCGAATGCATCTTTAATGCCTTCCAGGATGGGCTTAAAGAGATTTTTCAGAAATTCAGCGACAATCGTAAACACTGGCAATAATTTATCTTTAAGGGTTGTTCCGACTGAATCCAGCGATGGAACTACACGATCCATAAACGCGGAAATCAATGGAGTAATGGCATCGATGATAAATCCACCGACTTTTTCTTTAGCTTCTCCGAATGCTTCATTCAGGCGCTTCATTTTGCCCTGGAAGGTTTCAGCCTGGATATTAGCTTGCCCCTCGAAGGTCTTTGCTAGTTGCCCGGTTGCCGCATCGAAATCCTTAGATTTAATAATGTTTTCATCAAGAGAAATACCTACGCGCTTTAACGCTCCGAAGTTTCCATCATGGGCTTTTGCGAGAGCTTCTGTTACTGAAGCCAAATCTTTGCCAGTACCGGCAGCGATATTGATGGCAAGGGTCTGGAGTTTCTGAGCCTCTTCTACATCCTTCGTAGAACGAACGAGACGATCAAGGCTAGGGCGTAAATCATTATCATTAATTCCATAAGCAAGCTGAGCCTTTGTTATGTAATCTTCAGTGGATTTAATCTGGTCGTCAGTAGCGCCAGTAACATTGCGGAGAGAAGTCGCTAAGCGTAATTGAGCAGCTTCATCTTCGATGGCAGACTTAACGCCATCTATTGCTAATTTGCCGGCATAAGCGGCAGCTGCAGCACCGGCGGCGATAAACGCAGCGCCAGCAATCTTGCCGAATTTTGTGATTTTGTCGCCGAAAGTCGATACATCATCCGCGCCCTTATTGAGTGAAGCGCTGAGATCGCGAACTTCGCCCAGGATGGCGAGTTTTAAGGTTCTGCTATCTCCAGCCATTACCACTCCTTAATTATCTGTGAGAATGCGTTTTGCCATTCTGTAATGATATGAGGCTGCGCTTCTTTCAGTGATGGAAAGATAAAATAGCCGACATTTCCTTTGCGAAGGCGTGGAGTGCGATTAGGGAACTGTGGATACTTGTTAGATCCGAATTCCATTCCACCCCAGAGAGTTTTTGTATCTGCCCCACCAGAGAATTTCTGAGAAGCAAATCCCAAGCTAATTTCGCCGACTTTAGAAGTTTTTGAGACTTTACCGCCCTGAGCAATACGAACCGCCACCTTTGTCGCAACGGTTCGAGTATTGGCTGCCGCCTGGATTTTACCCAGTGCGTAATCGGCTAGGGCTCCGGATACTTTGCGAGCTTGCTCGATGGCTTGCTCATCCATTGCCTTAAAGGCTTTTATAATTTCGCGAATTTCTCGCTTGTTATAAGCCTCCACCTCTAGCTGATTCACTTCTCTCCTTTAAGATTTCTAGCGCCGTTAAAATATCTTCTGCGCTGATCCATTCACTCATCGGAATCCGAGTAGTTATTGCTAGCTCGACAATAAGCCGGCTTAAACTTCCTCGGGGATGGCTTTTGGGTCAGTATCATCCACTTCTAAATCTGTAACGCTTTCCATCCAGACATCGAAAGGCTTAAAGGGTTTACCGCCAGCCTCTCGCTTTAGAGCGCTATGGGCTATAAATAAAATATCCCACATTCCACTAAATTCAGATATTGGCTTTTTTGTTGCCATTTCCCATTTAGCGAAATCAGGTGGAAGGGCTACCGCAGTAACCCTCTCACCAGTTGCGTATTCGATTTCTATGGATTTTTTCATGCTCCCGGGTTCCTATCTCTTAGCTGAATGTATCGGCTGGAGTGCCGACTACTGTAAAGGATAACGAAACGGTCTGAGCTCCTGGAGCTGCACCGCCGACTGGTGGATACACGGGAAGAACGGAAATCGCGAACACTGCGCCTGTTGCTGCGGTGAATGAACCGGTGAGAGCAGTGTTTGGAGCGGTGTCTGTTGCAGTCCAGAGAGCTTCGCAGATAGATCCTGTTGCGCCCCAGTCTGCAAGCATTTCGACTGCAAGAGTCCATTGGTCATCTGTGTGCTTGTAAGCCTTACCATCGAGAGTTTGATAAATATCGATAGTTGGTGAGTTTGTGAGAGTTACGCTGGAAGCCTGAGCATCGTAAGCCTTGCTATCAATGGTCAGAGCTAAATCGCGACCTGTAATTACGGTAGTAGCCAATTTGTCTCCTAGTTTGTTTGGGTGTAATAAGTGCTCACGCTAATATCGGAAACAAGCATGCTGCTCGCTCCGACCTGCGTAATGGTTGGTCTATCGACCACTCCCACCACATAACCGGAAGGCAAGGCGGCGAGAATCTGAAGTACCAGCTTTTCGAGATTATCTAATGAGCCTGGATTTGAGTTATATGCAACGATGGCAGTGATAGTGAAACTTAATTCTAATTTTATGGCTGATTTATTAATCAGATTTGGAGTCATATATGTTGAGCCCGGAACAATTACCACGGCTGGAGGAATTACTGCCTCTGGTACATGATCATAAACGGTAGCAGTAGTCGAACTCAATGCTGAAGCTAGAGCTGCGCGTACTGTTCCTGAAATACTAGAGGCGGTCATGCGATGATGGAATCCACATCAATATACGCCCCGAGAAGTCCGGATACTCTATTAAAGAGACTTCTGCCGAGACGATACGGGCTAGCGGTAAAATCCACGCCCTCGATTTGACCACCCGGAGCCATACGGCTCTGAAAGACTTCTACTGAAACGGCTAAAACGGCTGAAGCAACCTGCGGAACATCTGCATAGTATTGTCCAGTCGGAAGGGTTTTAAGTAATGGAATTATTACGCCTTCTGCGGTTTCGATAATTTCATTTAGGTAAGCATCGTTATAAAGAGAGCTAGAGACACCCAAGACGGATCGCAAATCGCTTGCGGTAATTACTGCGGGCATCTCTAAACTCTCTCTACGGGGTTCCTAGCCAACCGGGAGCAGCTGACTAGGAACGATTAATGTGGACTAGGAAATTTGGATATTACGGAATGCAGTTGGGTAGCGATTAACTACGCATACATAACCGTACAAGCCGATTTCGAGTTGTCCGTTTGATACGACATTGGTACGAAGTTGGATAGTTCCGCTTTCGTGGAAGCGCATAGCGGTTGATGGGTAAACAAGAGCAACCTTGTTGCCAGAAGTTCCACCTGCGTAGTTAGGATCAACAACAAGGTTAAGTCCTGCGACTGTTCCATTTGTTGAGCCTTGTGAAATCAAGCCAGCTGCATTTTGAGGAGCTGCCGCTGCGAATAGTGGGCGGTTAGCGCCGTCTACTGCACCGAGAAGTCCAGCGAAGTCGATTCCATCGTATCCACCTGAAGGAGCAACCATCAAGTTGTTAGGAGTAGAACGAGTTACATTGTAAGCATCTGCAATTCCGAGAGCGATACCCTTGTAAAGTGTTGCGCCGATAGAATCTTGTGATCCATCTGCGGCAATCTTTGCAGCATAGGCATCTGTCTTTTGTGCGTAGGATGCAGCGAGCTCGCGAATATAGAGATCTAGAAATGCAGGATCTGAACGGTCTACGAGTTCAAGATCGAGAACGCCAGCACCGGCGAACTTCACTACATTGTCTTCCTGGAAAGTAACTGCTGTATCTTGTGATGCAAATTCAGCACCTTCAGCGGTCAATCCGACAATAGCTTGTGCTCCGAGCTTGGGTGTGAATACCTTCATACCTGAAGCTGGAAGTGCAGCGCGCTCAATCGAATCAATGAATGGGCGAGAAGCATCGATTACACCAATAACATCGCGAAGATATGTAGGTGGAACCATGCCTGTGTTTTCTGCGACTGTTGCGACTGAAAGCGCAGCAACGAGATCGCGAGCATCAGCATCGCCGCGTGAAGCTGCGAGTTGAGCCTTTGCAAATTGTCCAGCTGATACATTTGTATCGATGCGTGGAGTTGTGTAAGCAACCGGAGCGGATGCGCTCACTGTTACTTCTGACTTAGCAGCTTCTACCGCTTCGGTAGTTACTGACTCTGAAACGGTTTCGGACACTAGGTCTTCTCCTTCGGTTTGTGGCTCTGAATCGGATGACTCAGAATCTTTTTCGTATGCAGCTTTTCCAGGTTCTTCGGATGCTGCTACTTCGCTCACGCGAGCGGAATCGATGGCTGGATCTGTAACAAGTGAAGTCTCAATCATGGATGAAGCTTTAACGACCATCGCT